AAAAACAAATACAACTGATAAATATTTAGACAAAAAATTTTGGCTGGATGCGAGCGATCAGTTAATGTATCAAGGAAAAGCTCCACAGTTTTCCGACACGAAAGCAGCTCGTATGCCAGCATTTTTTGAACATGCAAACACCAACCTCCCTCAATACGCTTAGTTTTCACTCAGATAAACTAGAGAAATTAGTCGAGGATTTGGAATCCAAGTTCGCTTGGTATCCCGTCCACCCCAAGGAGGACTTAGCCTCCATCATGTACCGCTCTGGACAACAGGAAGTGGTGCAATATATTAAATCAATCTTAGAGGAATAAACTATGTGCGGAGGAGGCGGAGGAGGAACTCCACAACCTGTACCACCACAAATTCAACCTCGTAACCCTGATCTTGTTAGAGTCTCACAAAGACCTGAGAGGAGAGAGTTACTTGATGAAGATGAAGTAAGAACAGGTGTAGAATACGGCAAGAAAGCTGACCCATTAGTAGCAGCTAAAGCCACAGGAACTGACGCTTTAAAAATTAACCTTAACACTGGTAACACTGGTGGCATGGGTAGCGGAGGTATGAATGTATAAGGCAAAAGAAAGATACGATAAATTGTCATCAGGTAGAACACAGTTTCTTGATATGGCAGTTGAATGTTCTGAACTTACCTTGCCTTATCTTGTAACAAGAGACGATAACTTTAAAGGCAAGCGAACACTGCTACAACCGTGGCAGTCAGTCGGAGCCAAAGCTGTTGTCACTTTAGCAGCCAAGCTTATGCTGGCTACACTACCACCACAGACAAGCTTCTTTAAACTACAAGTTAGAGATGACAAGCTAGGTGAGTCACTAGATCCTATGATGCGTACAGAGTTAGACTTATCTTTCTCCAAGATAGAGAGATTGATAATGGATTACATATCTGCATCAAATGACAGAGTGATTATTCACGAAGCATTAAAACACCTTATTGTCTCAGGCAATGCACTTATCTTTATGCACAAAGATGGTCTAAAACACTATCCTTTGAGTAGATACGTAGTTAACAGAGACGGTAATGGTAAAGTCCTAGAGATAGTTACTAAAGAAATGATTAGTAGAAAGCTGCTAGGATTAGAAAAACCAAAAGGTCAAGAGACCATGAACACCGAACAAGGTGTAGATGAAGACGACGCTGAGGTGTATACCTGTGTCAAAATGGAAGAGAGAAGCGGACGTTGGATGTGGCATCAAGAAGTCGACGGACAGATGATTGAAGGTAGCCGCAGTACAGCTCCGAAGAACGCCTCACCATGGTTAGTACTTCGATTCAATACAGTAGACGGAGAAGACTACGGAAGAGGTAGAGTAGAAGAGTTTATCGGAGACCTAAGAAGTCTCAATGGTCTAGCTCAAGCTCTAGTAGAGGGTGCTAGTGTAGCAAGTAAGGTAATCTTTCTTGTCTCACCATCAGCTACAACCAAACCACAGACTTTAGCCAACGCTGGTAACGGTGCTATCATACAAGGTAGACCAGAAGACGTAGGTGTAGTACAGGTAGGTAAGACAGCTGACTTTGCGACAGCTGCCCAGCTATCTGCTGCAATAGAAAAAAGAATCCTTGAAGCTTTCTTAGTTATGAATGTAAGAAATGCAGAAAGGGTTACAGCTGAGGAGGTACGACTTACTCAGCTAGAGCTGGAGCAATCCCTCGGAGGAATCTTCAGCTTGTTAACGGTAGAGTTCTTAGTACCCTACCTCAACAGGACGTTGGTTATACTACAACGTACCAACCAGATACCAAGGCTGCCTAAAGATGTGGTTAGACCTAAGATAGTAGCTGGTATAAACTCATTAGGTAGAGGACAAGACAACGAAAGCTTAACTAGATTTATGGCTACAGTAGCACAGACTCTAGGACCAGAAGCTCTCATTAAATTTGTCAACCCATCAGAGGCAATCAAAAGACTTGCAGCTGCACAGGGTATTGATGTTCTCAACTTAATTAAAACCCCACAAGAATTAGATCAGGCTAAACAGATAGCTATGCAAGACCAGTCCAACATGGATCTCGTTAAGCAAGCTGGTCAGTTTGCAAGCAGCCCTGTTATGGACCCACAAAAAAATCCACAACTAGGTGATCAAGCACAGCAAATAGCTGGTGCTTTATTCGGAGGACAACAACAACAGGAACAACCACCACAAGAATAGAATGGCAGAAGAAAACACATTTACAGTTGATACCTCACCACAGACAGAAACCATGTCTGACAATCTTACCGCTGACGAGCAAGACTCTCTTGCCGTCGGTGAGAAGATGGTTGCGGAACAGGAACAACTGTTAGCTGGTAAGTATAAAAATGCTACAGAGCTAGAAAAAGCATACGTAGAACTACAAAAAAAATTAGGAGAGAACAATGACGAAGGGGTACAAGAAGACCAAGAAGCCGCCGAAGAAGTAGTATCAGAGGAGACAACAGAAACAACTGAAGCTTCCAAAGACTATAACGAAGATGGTACAGTAAACTACAGTCAGGTAGCTGACACATATGGTAGTGAAATATCAGGTGTAATGGAGAAAGCTGGTTTAGACCCATGGGCTATTAGCAAACAGTTTCACGAGAACCAAGGTGAGTACACACCAGAAATGGTAGAACAGTTAACAAGTGCAGGCTTTTCAGAGTCAGCTGTTAAGTCCTACTTTGCTGGACGTGCCGCACAAGAAGGTTACACATCTTCAGAGCCGGTACAGGATATATCAGAAAGTGAGATAGGTGATATTCAAACCGCTGTTGGTGGTAAGGATACCTATGCTAATATGATAGGCTGGGCTAGCCAGAATCTAACCGAGTCAGCTGCTCAAGCATTTGATGCTACTATGAACTCTGGTTCTATAGATCAAATCAGGCTAGCAGTTGCAGGGCTACAAGCTCAATATGAAAACGCAACAGGATACGACGGAGAAATGTTAACAGGTAAAGCAGTAAAAAGCACAGGAGATACATTCCGCAGCCAAGCAGAATTGGTTGCAGCTATGGGCGACCCAAGGTACGATAGAGACCCTGCCTATAGACAAGATGTTATCGAAAAACTAGACAGATCTAATTTGGACTTTTAATTATGCCAGCAGGGAAAGGAACATACGGTAGTAAGAGAGGGAGACCTCCAGCCGGTAAAAAGAAGAAAGCTAAGGGGGCTATCTCCCCAAAGCTCGCAAAGCTGCCACCAAAAGTTGCGGCTGCAATCACTAAAAACATGAACAAGAAAAAGAAAAAGTAATGGCTTACAAAGAAGGACCGAAGAATAATTCTGTTAAAAAAAGAATAGCTAACCAAACTAGAAAAGATCCTAAGTTTAGTGGTGGTACTGTGGGTGATAAATTCATACCTATACCTGATGGCGGTCCTACTGTAGGCACTACTCCTGATAGGGACATAAGAACAGGGGACATGATTTATGAACCAGATGTTATGGCAGATCCAGACAGGACACCAATCGGTGGCTTTGCTTTTAAAGGAAGAGACATGTTAAAAATCCTACAAGTTGTACCTCGTTATGGTGGTGTAGCTTTAGGATCTTACTTATTAAAATAATGGCTGTAAAGAAAAAGAATGTCAGTCTCAAGATGGGCAAGCACAAGTCTCGCTCAGGTGGACTGACAGCAGCCGGTAGAAAAAAGTACAATGCTGCTACCGGCTCTAACCTCAAGGCTCCTCAGCCCGGGGGTGGTGCACGTAAACGTTCTTTCTGTGCTCGTATGAGTGGAGTCAAAGGACCAATGAAGAAACCAAACGGCAAGCCTACACGTAAGGCTCTTGCTCTACGCAAATGGAAGTGCTAATGAAACTAACACCAAGACAACAAGCAACTCTTAAAAAACATTCCGAGCATCATACAGCTAAACACATGGCTATGATGCGTAAAGAAATGAGAGCTGGTAAATCTTTTACAGCAGCTCACAAGAAAGCACAGAAAATGGTAGGTAAGTAAAAAAACCTAATGATCACGCACTATTAGAGGAACACAATGGCTAGAACATACGACATGGACGGTGGAGAAACTAGCTCCATCGTTGAAAGAAAAGAGCTTGCTAAAGCTGAAAATCAAATGATACCTCCTGAGCTTAGGCCAGCTTTTAACGAAAAAGAAAAGAACAGAAAGTATCTTGAAAATATGAAAAGGTTAAGAGACAGAGGTAAACTAGGTTAATGGCTAAACGAGGATTGTACGCAAACATTCACGCTAAGAGAAAGCGGATTGCCGCTGGCTCTGGTGAGAAGATGAGAAAGGTGGGTTCTAAGGGCTCTCCCACCGCCGCTGCTTTTAAGAAGTCAGCGAAAACAGCAAAACCTTACAAGAGAAAAACTAAGAAAAAGTAATGTCACCCCAAAACTTATTCGCAAATGAAACTCCACCCAGAGTTATCGAAAACTATCCAATTAACAAACATCCAATAATGACAAACGAAGCAGAAAGATTTAATGGCTGGGCAGCAATGCTTGGTTTCGTAGCAGCA